AGAATGTTAAATAATGCAACCTTTTGCATATTTGGAAACTTACAGCCGTGAAAAGTAGGGTAGGCTGGGGTTTAACCGACTATCAGCTTAAAATATTACCCCATTCCCCTTATCTGAAACTACTTGAATACCTATCTTATCAAATACTTCATCTATGTTATTCATTAGCTGTTCATCAGTAGTAACAGCACTAGCTTCTTCTTTCTGTAGCCTTATCTGTTCATTTACTAACTCTAGTAGTATATCCATAGCATAGTACATATCATTACATATATCTTCCAGTAATGTATCTGCCATTAACCCATTAACTATACTATATTCCTTATCTTTATAACCTACTATACTAGTTGGCTCTCCATTAGTCAAAGGTGTAATATAATAGAAGTTCAATCGTTTGCTAGTAGGATGAATCCACTTACAGCCTTCCCTGTATATATCCCTAATACCTATATACTTCTCATCTAATAACTCCAGAAGGTAATTAGTAGTAAGTGCATTACCCTTTACTTTCATCTGATTCAAAGCCCCATCTTTATCAAAGTGGTTATAGAAAGAAGTCTGGTTCTTTACTAACTGGCTAGCAAATATAGTCATACAATTATCTATTTGCATCCTTATTTGCTGAATGGCACATAGATAGTTCTTAGACTGGCATAGTGTTATAAATCCATCATAGATAGTATTAGCCATAACTAAAGTGCCTAATGTAAAATGGCTTCTTCTAATACAATCTAATGATACCTTATAGGCTGGGTTATCTATACCTTCGATAGCATCCACTATCTTTCTTCCATACTTCTTATACTCCATACATCTTAAAATAAAAAAGGCTAGCCGAAGCTAGCCCCATTGTTTGAAGTCCTTCCAATTACTGACCTATCAACTCCTTCAAGGCTTCCCTATCATCCTCTTCGAGATTTTTAATATAGCGATAAGCCTTAGCCTTTCGCATCTCAGACTTTAGATTAGCATCTGGAATTTCCACTACAGCATTAAGATTAGCTATAAATTCCTTATACCTTGCGATATAACGACCACATTTAGCCTTAACCTGTTCTACAGTGTCACTGTCTGCAACATACAGACCAACACCAAAAGTCTTAGTCAGTTCGCTACGGTCATTTGATACCAATACTGAAAGAACATTCATCTGTGAATTTTGATTTTCTTGCATAATATAAAAAGTTTAAATTATGCCAATACACTATTATACTGGCTATTCAGACAAATAGTGCTATCAGAATCACGCTGCAAATGTACTACAAAGTAGCCACATAAACAAATAGCCTGCAATCTATCACCAGACTACAGGCTAAATTTATTTACTTTCTAAATATCATCCGATAATGATAATCTACACCAAACAAGGCACCAGCAAAGGTACAAGTTTCACCAAAGGCAATAAGTACACTGCTGTCTATTATTCCTAATGGTGCTACACAGAACCCTCCAATTAATAAACCACAGCCTACTATTACTAATACTGCTGCTGATATTAATTGTAAGTTTAGCTTATCTTCTTTTGTCATTCTGCTGATTGTTTAACTTTAATTTCTTGAATAGATGTATCTACTAATGCAATTACATCAGCCTTATTAGCTGCTGGAAGGTTATAGTTATAATTAACTAATCCCCCATCCAGTTCACAGTAGTTAGCATCACCAATATATTTCATATCTTCAATAAGATAGATACTAACATTATAGTTCATCTTCCCATTCATATCAATATTGAATGTACCTTCTAACTTCATTGTTCCATTATCTGTTACTACATTGTAATTTGTGTGCTGCATTTCGATAGTTGTAGCCATAGTTTTAAAATTTAAATGTGTTATTAATTAATCTATGGTAAAGATGGGTCTGGCATTGGCATAAGTGCCTGTATAGACCTCTGTAGCTGGTTATCAAACCATAAACATAGCCAACAAATAGAAGATGTGCTATTATTATAAAGTGAACCAGTATATATCTGTGAAGTAGTTTCATCATTAACTGTAAGTGATTTAGGTAGACCACTAGCAGAAGCAATCTGATTAATACCTTTGTTATCCTTACATAGCTTAACTGCAATATTATTAATTGTACCACCTCTATAAGTAGAACCTACTGCACTAAATTGTAAAGTCCAGTCATAGTACTTAGTATTATTTTCTCTTTGCTGTGCTCTGAAGATAATTTGCACCTTCTGACTTCCTGCTACTGCATCTGCCTTAACTTGTATAGATGCTACTGGTATAGGTAAGGCTAAGAATCTATCATTAGCATTACCTGTATGTGGTGAAGTAGGTGTACTAACAGCATTAGTTAAAAACTCATATACTTGTACAGTCTTACCTGCAAACTGCTGCATCTGTGTAGTCCACCAGTACAACTTCTCACTATACCAATAAGATTTAGAACCATCTGTTACTAAAGCACCTCTATGAAGGTTCAACTTACTTCCATCAGTACCATATACTGTATATATATCATCTTTAGTAAGATAAGTTAAACTAGAAGTATCACCCCCTGGTGTGCTAGATTCTATACCTGCCAGTGGTCTTTCATAAGAAGCGTGATTACTAGAAGTTACACCGCCTATATTTTGTACAGCACCATCTTTATAAGTGGCATATAAAGGCATAGCTGCACTATGTTCATAATTTCTAAAGTCCCCCAATCTATAAGGACTATTAGAACCGCCAGTAGGTTTATTGTATGTGTAGCCTTTATTTCCATTAGCCTTAATAGCACTTACTAATGAAGTGGGGTTATTGGCTTGAATTATCTGGATTCCATAGTTCCTATTCTTCAACTCTCCTAAAGTCATTGTAGATACAGTACTATGTATAGGCTTCCACTTTGACCACGGATTCACATTACTACTAGTACATAATCCACCTACATTTCTATTTGATATGCCTAATGTATTTCCGACTAAACTTGTTGTTATTCCCGAACTTGCTAAAGCCATATTATTTAGTTTTTATATTCTTTAATTCGTCTATCTCTTTTCTTAGGTCTATTATTTGTGCTTGTAAGACTGCTACATATTGTGCATAGTTGACAGACAGATACTTATCTTCTGTATTATCTTCTATAACTAGTTCTGGATATAGTTCCCTTACTTCCTGTGCTATGAATCCTATACAGTCCTTACCATCCTTCTTATATGTAACAGGTTTAATGTACCCCCTATTCTTTAATGGCTGAATGTCTGTTTTAAGCCTAATATCAGAATAAGCAGTCACTTCACCTGTAGCTGTAAGTGTACCTACTTTAATGTTAGTTGGTAATTTCAAATAAGCATTACCACCACCATTTACACTAACTGCCGAACTGGTATTAGTAGCTGTAGCATCTTGAATATAAATACTTCTAGTAGTACCCCAGTTTGCCGTAGTAATGTTAGCAGTACCATTAAATGAAGTGCCGTTAATAGTTCTAGCTGTCTGTAGTTTTGTAGCACTACCAGCGTTACCACTAATACTAGCACTACTAGTAATGAATCCTGCACCATTGGTTAATTGATTAGTGTTGTTTGGTATAGCTACACTGACTGCTGCACTACCATCAAATGACTTGGATTGATAACCTGTAAAGGTTAATGTATTAGTAACCTTATTGGCTGCTGCTACAGTGGCACTACTAGTAATGAACCCACTATTATTAGTCAAGTGGCTAGTATGTGTTGGTATATTAACCGTTTGATTGGAACTACCATCAAACGACTTTGCAGCAAATGTACCACCTGTAAAAGCCAGAGTACTATTTACTTTATTGGCACTAGTTGCAGCACCGCCAGCACTGGAAGAACCTGCATAGCTATGTGAATGCCCTTCCAAACTAACTTTAATTCCTTTAAATCTTAGTCCATCACTTTTCAAACTCATCAATTCAGTAGTTGTACTTCCACTTACTTGTAACCATTTAAAGTACTCATTACCATTATCAGCCATCTTCATCCAGCCATAGCTGTCAGCATCACTATCACCTGTATTTTTAAAACCTATTGAAAAGCTATCAGTGTTCCTATTCCACGTTAAAGTAGAATCTGTAGAGAATATAACATTACCAGTCAAAGTACCACCATTCAAAGGAAGATAGCTATGACTATGTGAACTGGCTGCTGCACCTACACTAGCTGCTGTTATATTGAAACTCTTTGCAGCACTACCATCATAAGCACCCTGTGAAGTACCATTCAAGCTAATAGTAAGTGCATTAGGATTCTTTAAAGCAGAAGGTACTGTAGGATATGCTGGTAAGCTGATAGTATTTCCACTTATATTATAGCTTGTTGAACCTACTTTAACTGTACTAGCGTAATTGTGAGTATGTGAACTAGGTGCAAATGTAGATGGTTTATCACTTATTTCAGCCCAAGTATATGAAGGTTTATTAGCCCCAATCCAGCTTGGTTTATCAGTTAAATCATTCCAGCTACTTACACCACCGCCAACATTATCAATCAATTCCCTTAGAATCCTACCTTGATTGGCTGAAAGTGCCGCATCTGTAGCCGTACTGGTTAAAGCATCTACTATAGTAATACTACCACTTCCACCAGAAGTACCTGCACCATAGGCTGAAACTTCCTTCTCACCGATAACATTTACTTTAACCTTCAAATCTCCATTGGAATCAAAGTAAAAAGCCTTATTCCAGTTAGTTACTACACCATCCCAATTAGTAACCTTAGCAGATGTTATACCATCTAATATAGTCTTATTACTATGGCTGTGTTTCTTACTATTGGTATCATTCCAGTTAGTTATATCAGTTTCTGTTATCTTATCTAATGTAGTCTTATTAGTATGTGTATGGCTGTTCTCATTCCATTTAGCTATATTAGCATCTGTAAGTGCTGCTGGCTTCCCTTCTATATTAGTCCAAGTAACCTTAGTACCATCACCATTAACCCACTTCTTAGAAGTTGTATCATACTTTAATATCTGACCGTCTGCCAGATTGGTTAGTGTTACATCTTCCAATTTAGATAATAGTGTACTACCACCAGTTCCAGCTTCTAATATCATCTCTCTTAATATCCTACCTTGATTGGCTGATAAAGCAGCATCTACAGCTACAGAATCCAAACCATCATAAATAGTAACTGAACCTGTAGAAGTGCTTCCACCACCTGTAGAACCTTGACCATAAGCAGTAATTTCACCTTCACCAATTAAGTTTCCAGTAAACACTACCTTTGATAAATCTACAGTATAAGAACCATCACCATTATTAACAGCAGGTAGAAAGTTCCCACTTAAAGAAGAACTTCCCCCACCACCGCCAATATTAGTAACAGCTACATTACTTACATTAAGTTCACCATTACGATAGGTCTTATTTATGTTTGTCCTTATAAATTGCATATTACTTCTTCTCTATTAACCGTATTTCCTGCTTACATAATCTATAATCTGTAGTAATGCTATCCACTATAAAGGTTTTATTTGGAAGATGGTTATCAGTCATAGTAGCATATACTTTAAACTTGTTCTGTAGGTTCAGATTCAGAATAGCAGAAGGTGTATTATATTGTGTTACTAGCCTATATATAAGATGTTCTTCCAGTCTATACATCTGCTTAGTAGCCTTATTGTATACGTTATCCAGATAAGTAAAGCTAGTACTATCAGCACTATAGCAAACTGCACTATAGTTACATTCCTTATTATCCCAAGTACATATAGCAAATTCTTCTGAATCCATCTCATTTACAAAGTCCTCGTTTATGATGTTGCTGTATTCAGTATCACTATCCTTTTCTTCTTCCTTCTGGAAGTTCTGAACTTTAGCCTGTATATCGAAGTCAGATAACCAAACAGCATCACATCTATAGCTATTATCTACTTTGTGTGGATGGTATAAAGTAAATGTAGGTTTACCAGTAATTACTTCATTAGTATTAGGCATCGGAATAGCATAACCTTCACCATCTATCCCCATATTCCAAGTAATGTTATTTTTAACTGGGAATATCCTGTTAATACAATGGTCTGACTGTCCTTGATTATCAAAGTATAATTTGAATGTACTATCTGTAGTAGTCCACCTAGAACCATTCCAGTACATACTACCATACTTTAACTTACAGTCTATGTAAAGATTATCTGGATTGAAGTCATCATTCTTGTTACTATACCCCTGCATTATATACATTTCAGATTCCCTATCCATAAATAGGAAGTTACCCTTAATAATCAGATAGGTAGAACCACCAATGAAGCTAACATTATTATCATTTACTTCCAGTTCAAACAATGGTCTTAGTTTACCATCATAAGTATTATGAACGTGTAACAGTACATAGTCTGTAAAATTAATATTATTGTACTTCTTATTAAAATCAGTAACCTTATCAAAGAAGGCTTTACAGATAGTAGCACCTACATAGTTCTGTGTAGTAGCATAGTTAATAGTAGAAGGTGCTGATACTTGTGCTAATGTAGCCTTATTGTAATAGTAGCATTTATAGTTGCTGTTCTTTAGATACTTAAAGAAACATTTGTGCATACCACCTTTACCATCTTCATTTACTTCCTGCACATAAGACCAGCTACCACCATAGTTGGTTAAATAGTTCTCATCCCAGATACTAGGTATAATGCTGTCAAAGCTATATAGACTGTCTTTAACAGTAACCTTATTATATACATTATCTAAGGATAACTGACCGCCATTTTCAACATAATCACTAGCTTCTATTTCCTTAAACTGCTGTAATGTAACCTTAGTGGACGCTGTACTACCAATGGTAAACTTATAGTAAGTATTAATTCCATTTTTAATAGCATCATAATCCAAGAAGTAAACTTTATCACCATCAGCCACAGCAGTTACATTAAGGTATTTACAAACTTCTTCCAGAACTTCCTGCATAGTCATAGGTTCATCATCTTCATCAAAGAAGTTCTGTTCACTGATATACATCTTACTAGGTAGACAAAAGTCAGATGTAGCATTTAATTGTGTATTATCCGAAATATAGAAAGAGCTATAAGCATTACATTTACTAAGCAGATGGTTTATAATCTGGGTAAATGAAACTATATCTTTCTTACTGCCTATAATGGTGTACTTATAATACTGTAATGTACTAAGTGCATCTATGGCTTCTACCTCTATTTCTTCTAATTCATTCTCATAGCCTTGGCTGTATAGATTGGGTGTAACATACCCAACCCATACAATACCATCAGCATTACTAAGAACTACCTTATTCTGTTGTGCTGTACTACTATACAAATCAAACTTATAATCGTCTGTAATCATTCCTATAGTAGCGCTACTATACTTGCAAGGCTTATATAAATGTGAATCAGAAGTTTCTAACTCGGTTATGAATGGTGTAGCAGATAAAGTAATGTTCTGCACTTCTCCAGAACCTATTTCCAATGTGTATAGCTTCTCATTTATATCATAGAATTGTGCTGTATATTTCATCTTACCTTAGCAGTTTTGTTATTGTAATTGGCTAGAACTCCTACAAGTTCCTTACCTTTAATCTTAAATTCTACCTGACCACCGCCAGCAGAACCTATAACCCCATTACCATTAAGCAGGTTAAATAGATTCCTTTGCTGTCTGTTATTAAGAATCATTTCACCAGCATTTACCCTAGCTAAGTTCATATCTCCTATAGTACTATTGCCAGCAAATATACCACCAGTACTAAAAGAAGGAATACTAGCCAAAGCTGCTACTACAGCCGCTGCTGCTGCACCTGCTAACAACCATCCTACAAACGGTGTTTGGGCTGCACTGGCTACACCACTGGCAATAGCTTCACCTTTCTTAGCTGTAGTTAATGCTACAATTTGTGGGATAGCTGCTGCTACAGCACTAATCAAATTAGCACCCCAACTTAACCAAGCTGCCGCACCTTCATTGGTCATATTGGTTACAGAACCCATAATAGAAGCTATAGCACCTAAACTTTGTGCATACTCATTATTCAGCTTAATATTTTTATTAGTAATAGGGCTACTAAACCTAGGAAGTGAAGTAGGTATTTCTGGCTTCTTAGCCATACCAACTAAACTAGCAGGTTTGCCATCTAACTTACTAGTAGGTGCATTAGGATATTTGTACTGGAACTCTATTACCCTCTTCTGTTCAGTAAGTGCATTTAGTTCAGCATTGATTCTTATCCTATCTTCATTACTAATAGCTAGGTTTAATTCCTTTCTTAAAGATGCTATCTGTGCATCCAGTTCTGCTAATGAACCAATAGGAATGACAGGTTTTAATTTAACCTCTCCATTATTAAGATTATCCTTTAAATCCTGCCCTGCATCAGACATATCTTTCTTAATAGTACCAGCCTTATCAGTAAAAGTTATAGCCTTATCTAGCATATCCTTTACTTCTTCACCGACTTCCGAAGTAAAGATATTCTGGAATCTAATCATATTCTCTAGGCTCTCATCTGTAGCTTCTTCCAGTTCCTTAACACCTTTAGCATAAGTGTCTAAGCCTTCACTACCTATACCAGCACCGCTAATCATCATTAAGTAACCTAGATTCCTAGTACCTTTAGCATCTGACTTCCTTTGCTTGTACTTCTCTAAATCTGCATATTCCTTAGTAGATGGGTCTAATAAACTCTCATATAGTTTCTGTGCTTCCTTAGCATCATTAATACCAGTAACGCCTTTAGCCTTCATTACTTCTTGAATCTGTTCCCAGAAGTACTTACTTTTACTTTCCCTCTCTAAGATTTCCTTCTTAGATAATTCTATGTAAGTGTTATAGGCTGCTGTTCTTTCTTCATTACTAATACCCTTCTTAGTAATAAGGTATTCATAGTTATTTCTTTCTGCTTCTAATCTATCTGCTTTAGATTCACCGATAGCCATAGCCATCTTAGCATTAGATAAGGCTTCTGTATATCTCTTAGCTAGTCCGATAGCATTTAATATCCCATTCTCAAATACAGTCCAATCACCACTATATAAAGATGAAAAGAAGTTATCTACAGTAGTCTTAGCAGTACCTACTACAGTATTCCAGTCCTGTTGTGCTTCTCTGGAACTATTAACAGCAGCATTAAATGCTTCTCCTGCTGTCATAGCTATACCTAGCACACCAGCAAATCTTCCTATAGTGGCTGTGATATTCCTTCCTACCTGCTGAAACTGCTGTACTTGTTGTGTGGACTGTCTTATATTGTTATCAAATTGACTACTATTTAATAATAGTCTGGTTACTAAATCAGCCATATTTAATTGTGTGTTGTATATTGTTTAGCTTTCTCTTTCAATCTCTTAATATCTTCATTACTAATAGATGTTTCCCCTGTAGTATCATTATCCCAAGTAAACTGCATTATATCAGTAGGCTTTAATTTCTTGGTACTGTTACATTGTGCAATTACATAAGCTATCATTCTAGCCTGTTCCCAGCTATTTCTATCCTTCTTATGTAGATTGCTAATCAATGATTCTAACTCATACATCTGCATCTCATCTAGTACATATTCTGGGTCTAGTCCACCTTCTATTACTAAGGCTGAATATATCTCCTTAGTGGTTAGGACTTTTTTTTAGCATCCGTATTATTAGTAATGAATAGCTGCTGCTTCTCCAGTTCCTTCTTTAAGAAGTTCTGGAACTCTACCATAATACCCATATCTTCATCTATGGCTTCTATCAGTTCCTCAAAGGTTAGTGAACTGTCTGGATTATTAGCCATTAAGACACAGTAGAAGAATAGATATTCATCTGTAATAGTCTTTAACTCAAATGCCTTACCTGTAATCTGTTCATAGATAAATAAGGCTCTAAGTGTATATTTCAGTTTGTAGTCTTGTCCTTTAATAGTCATATCAATAAGTATTTAAAAAGAAAGCCTTTACACCTCCATAACCTAGAGATATAAAGGCTCTATATTAAGCTGTAGCAGTCTTTGTAAGTGCCCCCACACCTTCAAATGATGCTGTGAATGTTGCATTATCTCCGTTAGGTGCATTGGCTTCCAAAGCTGTAATAATCACTTTGCCAGAATATGTACCAGTAGTAGAAGGCAACCAACCGCCTTCGGGTACTTCATCCTTCTTTGCTGCATAATCTTTCTCTAAGCAGAATACAGCTTCAATAGGTGTTCTGGCTGTCAGCTTGTCAAATAACTGGTCAAATGTCATACCTTCACCGTCATTAGAATAAAGGTTCTCTGTACTACAGTTCCAGCTAATCTTTCTGGCTGCTTTAGACACCCATTTGCCACCACTATCTTTAGAAGTGGTTTCTACTGTTTCTACGTTTATACTTAGTTTGTGGCTTGTTGCAAATGCTATAGATTTACCATCTATAAACAGCATCAAATCACCACCATTAATTACTTGTCCTGCCATTTGTCTTTATATTGAATGTAAGGTTCTGAATGAATGTATCTTCTATATAATCCTCATCTGCATTTGTCATTCTAATATCGTGTATGTTAATACCAGAATAGTTACCCTTCTTACCTTGTAAGGCATTTTTAACCAAGTCAGCAATTTCTATAGATTCATTGTACTTATCAGAAGCTATAACCACTTCCACATAAGTATCTTCACTATATATAAATCTATCCTTACTATCAGATGGTTCTATACTTGTTCTTCTATAAACAATGAATGGAAATGTAGTACCTGTATCAGCTATTAAAGGGTAAATTTTATGCCCTACACTATCTATAACCCTTGCATCATTACTAAGGATATTATAGATAGCTTTACCTACTTGTAAACTCATCGTCTGTTCCTATTAGCTATTCTCTGAATTGACTGGCTTATAAGGTTATCCATATTATCAAAGATTTCCCTTTCCTTATTGGCTTTAGCTGTTCTAAAGAAATGTGCTGCATTGATATTACCTCTATTGGCTGCTGCTCTCTGCCTTCTAATAGGATTCCGACCTCTAACAGATGCAGTATTACTACCAGTGGTTCTTCTAACTCTAGTACCCATTTCAAAGAACTTTAATCTAAAGTCACCCATAATATGTACTTTAGCTTCTTCTCCGTTTCTATCAGCATTAGCTTTGATTCCACTTATTAAGGTCTTACCATTCCACCAGTTTCTACTAGAAGCTGCTCTGCCTAAAGTCTGCCTTAGCTGTCTTTTAGTTTCACCGACTAAGATACCAGCACCCTTTCTTAAAGCACTTCTATAGACCTGCCTTTGCTGTCTGCTTGTCAAATCTGCAAACATAGAAGTAACCTGTCTGGCATCTACTTCTATATTATTCATTTATCAATTCAGTTACTATGGTTATTGATTGCTTATATAATTCTCGGTTAATACTAAGAATCCTGTACTTATTGCCATTCCAAATAATTCGCATTTGCTCATTAACTTTGTGATATAGCCTTATAGTAAAGGTAACTGTATAGCAGTGGATTATTTCATTATTCTGGTTCTGTCTGTTTCCAGAATTATAAGTAACCTGCGCTCTGGTACTTATAATGTCTCTCCAATCTATACCATTAGCCCCATATACATCTTTTAGTGTTATAGGTTCTTGTATGGTAATTGGATAATTTAATAGTCCTGCCCTCATTTTATTTCATAGTGTTTATAAAGTCCTATAAGGTATTCATAACTATAAGGCAGTTTAACTACCGTACCAAATGCTACAGGCTCTCTATTAGCATATAAGTTACCTATCATTAGTAACATAGCGTGAATTATAGCAGGTGGTAAAGTACCACCTGTTTCTAATTCATCTAAAGCTATGTCTAAATGTTTAGATACCGAATCCTCTGCTACAGCTATTAAGTCCAGAATGTACATATCATCTGCCCTAAAATCCTCATCTACTAGCAGGTGTTTCTTTGCTTGTTCTAAAGTTATATACATAGCTTACTACTTATTAAATAGACTATAATTAGGCTTTAAGAACCTTCTTAACAAATGCTTCTGCTCTTCTAGGCTTAGCATCAAAGTAAGCATTGATAACAAGTCTTACCTTACCGTTAGCAGCCTGTGTATATGGGTCAACGGTTAAATCAATTCCACCCCATTGACCGATAACCAAATCAGCGAAGTTACCATAAACAATACCCTTACCAGCAACAGCAGAAGTACAAAGAACTGGATAACCGTTTACCTCATTACCTTCCATAATGAAAGTATTTTGATTCTTTGCAGTAGACTTTAATACAGCCTTTGCAGAAGGTGAAACAATAAACTTAATATCACCTCTTACATTCTTCTCACCTAATGTAGCTTCCATATTTACAAAGTCTGCATAAGTAACAGCAGCTGTATCAGCAGTTACGCCGTTAAGCATACCAGCAGGCTGTGTAGCAGAACCAGCAGCAGTACCCAAAATAGTAGCTTCCAACTTATTAGAAATAGCTGCTACAATATCTCTCTTTAGCATTTCTTCTGCACTATTAGAATCTTGAATTAAGAACTGCTTAGATACATCAATGTAAGCAGTAAGTCTTTTAGGCTCTAGGTTTACTTCACTGAAAGTACCTGCACCATCAGAAGCAGCAGCTACTTCACCAGCCCAGCCTACATTTGAACCAGAATAAACAGGAATAGAAACATTACCTATAAGTCCAGTCATATAAGAAGCACCAGCCTGTGCCAATACTAAACTAGCTCTCAATGGCTCTAAAATACCCAACTTATCTTCTGCTACATTCTCCTGTCCTGCTGTAGCTACAGTAGCTTTAATATCACCTCTTTCTTCAATAGGAAGTACAATCTGTCCGCTATAAGATTGACCTGCCTTTCTCATTTCAGCGATACCAGCACCTACTACTTCCTGTGCTCTCTCATCTAATTGTCTGTTATTGGCTACATCATTGATAGCCTTTAAAAGTGAAAACTTTTCCTTCATAGTATTAGTTGTATGTGTTGTTTGTTTAAGGTTATCTTCTTCAATCTTCCTAATCTGAATATCTATATCTGCCACTTCTTTAGTAAGTGCATCAAATTCTACCTGCTCGCCAGCATTTAGCTTTCTTACTTCCTTCTCAGCACCAGATATAATTTCCTCTGCTCTCTTTTTAAGCAGTTCCTTTTTGTCCAGTAGTTCTAAGGTGTTCATTAGTTTAACTTACTCCTAAGTCCAGCGAAGTAATCTTTTAAATCCTCGCTCTCTAAATCCTGCATCTTTCTTAATGCTACAGATGTATCTGGATATGCTTCTTTATATACAGGTGATACATCGAATAATTCTTTGAAGCTATTGATAGTTCTTAAATAACTACCATCTTCCTTCTTAGTCCAAGTATCTTTGCCAATAGTAAAAGCAAATGAAGAAGTACTAATATCTCCCCTTCTAAGACCTTCTAACAGTTCATCACCTAAAGCAGTGTTAGGTGCTTCAAACCTGTATTTAAGTCCAGTATCATCTATAGTTAATTCTAGGCTTCCAGTACCATATTTAGACCTAGCTAATATACCTCTATCCTCATTGTGATTCAGTAAGCATAGTATATCAGACTTTTCTAAGATACCTTCTAAGGCTGTAGGTTCTATTACTTCAGTAAAGCCACCTAAATCCCTAGATTGCTTACCGAATACTAAAGCATAGCCTTCTACTGTTCTGGAATCCATCTTTACAATTTCATTACAGTTTCTTAGTTCTCTCATCGTGTTATTATTATTCTAATAGAATCCAACCTTTATTATTAACCCTAGCCTGTAGTGCTTCCACTTGTTCCTGTAATAGCTTGTTCTGTTCCTCTAAAGACGTGATATATTGCCTTAGTGTTGAATCATCATAGTTGCTAAGTCCAGCCAATTTCTGCTTCTCTGGATTGGTGTAATCATTAGTAGACAAACCTTTGCCAGATACTTTATCCACCTTATTAGCTACACTAGCTTTTAAAGCGGAATCATTATATATAGTATCAGTAAACTTGGCATCAGCAGGTACATCACATTCCACTGTATGTCCGTTTACAGTATCTGCATTACCACCGTCAGCGGGTACTGTAACTGGTATTGAATCCTTAATACCTTGCAATTCTAGTTGTAAGTCTGTCTGCTTAGTAATATCACCTTCTACAGTTCCCCATACAGCATTAACTGTACTACCAATCTTGGCACTGATTCTATCCAGTTCTAATACTCCTTCTTTAGTTGCTCTCTGTAGTCCCATTACTTCAAATAATAATTAGTCTGCCCTTTAACTACCTCGTCATAATAAGCATCATTGAACATAGCATTAGGACTTTTAAAGCTGTAGCTGTAATAAATTAGTCCAGATTGTAGCTTATCTAGGTCAGATGAATTAATAACCGCTTTATCTATTCTATCTTCTTCTACTATACCAGTCAAATCACCACCTTTAAAACTACATTCTATAAACTCTGCTGGGTTTGTGGTGTAAAGTCTAAGTATAAATTCAGAAGTGTTTCTTACCCTAAAGGGAATACCGTCCTTATCTTCCAACTTAATATTGAATACTAAGTCAGTTCCCTTGTAAATTGTCTGTATCATTGATTATATTGTTATTAGATGGAATGTTATTAGCAGCATTTTTAATCTCCATCAGATTCACTTGTACGAAATGGGAATCTCCACCATCTATAGCAGGTAAATCCAACTGCTTTCTAATCTCATTGGCACTAACCACACCGATATTAAACAGTGTATTGTAGTAGTTTGCTAAAGACTGCTTGTCTGCTCTTAGTAATACAGAAGTATCAAATCTTACATCTATTCTACTCCTTTCAGAAGGCTTATACAGCTTCCTTTCAAACTCTAATTCTATCTTCTCTAGTAATGGTGATAATGTATCAGTAAGAAAAGCTAGCTGGGTAGCCTCAACAGTACTATAACTGCTCTTGGATAAGTCAAATGCTTTAACTGGTGATACTCCGAAGAACCTACAAATATCAATTACATTAAACTGTCTGGTTTCTAATAGTTGTGCATCAGCAGGATTCACTGTAATAGGTTGAAAGTCCATATTACCTTCTAATACAGCCACACCATTAGGTGTACCAGTAGTAGGACTAAAAGCAGTCTGCCAGCTAGTTTTTAAATCTACCTTCTGCTTACCAGTTAAAGTAGATTGTACTTTAAGAATACCAGCCAGATTAGCACCACCTTTAAAGAATCCTTGTGCGTGTGATTCAGAATCTGTAGCCAGTCCTAAAGTCTGTCTAGCGTGTTGTAAAGTACTGATTCCAGTAATACCATCATAACTAAAGTTCAGTATATGAATCATATTGCAAGGCTCTACAAGTCCTTTAATACCTACAACACTATATCTAATTCCGTCCTTCTGTTCAGTAATAGTAACATAATCTGGCTGTAAATAATGAAGTGCTACTGCATCTCCTTTAGCATCTCTTTCTATATAAGCATATCCATTACCTTTAAGCAGTGTACTTACTATCAAAGTCTTTATGAAAGTAAACCTGCTCATCTTATTGTTCGGCTCTTTGTTCAGTAAGTAGTAGGTAGGATGCTTAATAAACTTTTCTTTATAACCAGAATCATTAATGTAATATGGTTCTAATGGGAGCTGTGCTACCGCATCACTAATAACATCTACACATCTATATACTGTAGATAATAGCATAGCCTTATTAGTGGTATAGCCGCCATTCATATTATACATTAACGAATCACAGAATAACCCTCTGGTTTCCTGTTCTGGTTCTTTCTTTTTTAACCAATTAGTAAAAAGTCCCATTATATTGTGATTATTTCATTGCTAAATCTAGGATTCCGCAAAAACATACCTAAAGCCTGTATCATTGCTATAGTTCCATCTATCTTCTTCTTATCTACTGCCTTATTCGGTTTAACATTACCATTATAATCAGACTTCAAAGTAACATTTCTAAAGCAGTACCTATTTATTTCATTGTTATCAATAACTGCCTTACCAGATAGTATTAGCCTTTCCAGTTCTCTAGTAGGCATATTAAAGTTACCTAGTGTTTGTGGATATTCTTCTAATGGTAGTCCCTGCTCTGTAGAATCTATAGCCCATTGTGTAGCATTATACTTGTCATATCCTACAGACTGGATATTAACTACATCAGCATATCTAAGCATATCAGCAGTTATATAGTCATAATCGGTAACATTGCCACTGGTAACAGTAAGATACCCCTGCTGCTTCCAGTATTTGTAAAGTTCCTTATCTGTCTTATCCTTTAATGCCGATTCTGGAAGATAGTAATGTGTTTTGAAGTAGTAAATACCATCCTGTACTACTAAGTAAGCTACAGCAGTCAAATCCGAAGTAGCAGCTAAATCCACACCTACATAGCAATCCATACCAGCAAACTTATTAAGGTTTACTTCCTGACTGCACTTAATAATATAGTCCTCTGGTAGCCACACATTAGAACTATCACACCATAAATTCAAAGTCTTAGTTTTAACTCCGACTTCATCAGCAGGGTTATTTATTGCCTGTTGTACCTGTCCCCTAATGTATTTGGAAGTTACTGTAATATCCAAGTTTGGTGCACATTTAACCCAGTTCTTTTCATCTCTCCAATCATCATCAGCATCTAAAGAATAGATAGCTATAAACATTTCATCATCTACCTTTAAGCCATTAAGCACTTCTATAGCTACGGTTCTTAATTGGTAACAGGGTAAAGTTTTATCGAAGCCAGCAGTAGTAATAGTACAAAGGTGAGGATTCATTCTCATTCCCATACTGGACTTAATAACATCACGTACTTTACTATTCTTAGCAGCGTGATATTCATCCAATAAACCAAAGCTGGCATTAAATCCATCCAGCTTACTATCATCAGCAGCCAATACTTTCAATTTGGAATTAGTAAGGTTAAACAGAATATCAGCTCTATAGGCTGTAAGATACTTACCTTTAGAATCCAGTCCCTTACTAAACTTGCTACACATATCAAAGGCTATCTTAGCTTGCTCTTTACTATTAGCAGCCAGTAATACTTCTGCACCATCTTCACCATCAGCTATTAAATAATACAAGCATAAAGCAGCAGCTAAAGCTGTCTTACCCTGCTTCCTACTTACTTCTATATAGCTGCTAGTATATCTTCTGGTAGTAGTTCCCTTCCAGTAGAACCCAACTATATTAGCTATTATAAACTGCTGCCATCCTTCTAAGGTGAATGGTTTACCAGAATGTTTACCTGTATAATGCTTCAATGTGCTAATGAATAGAATGGCTCTATCTACCTTATCCTCTTTAAATTCCAAATCATCCCTTTGCAGGTCATTCTGGAATCTCTTACAAGCCAGCTTAATAGTTTCCCCTGCTATTATTTCACCATTAAGAACCTTACTACAGTATTCATAGTAAAGCCCAGTATTCATTTATCTAGTTTCCTTTCCTTCCTTTATAAACTGCTCAAATGGGTTATATCCGTCCTGTTCTACTTTAGGCAATTTAGTTCTAGCCTTAGCTGTTAGTCCGAACTCCAGCATAACTTTCATAGCTTGCGTTTGAGCATCTTTAGCAATCTTAATAGCTGGGTGCGGTGCTATGTTACCCCTATCACTGGTAACAGTCAAACCTTCATCTTCTAGTTGTTTGGATGCTTTAATGAACATACTGTAGTTTCTAGCCAGCATCGTTAAAGCTGCACTATCCACATTCTCCAACATACCAGTATTATCTAGCTGTTCTAGTACATTCTGCATATATACCTTAGCATCCTTTTCAATGTCCTTTGGAATAGTGTAATTTATCATATTATAGTCTATTTAATTTTTATAATTTATAAAGCTATGCAATGGCTTTAATAGGCTTATAATCACTACAATACAATTATTAAAGAATGTGAATAATTTATTTGGAAGTCTATTAAAGTATTAGTAAATTTGTAATACAATTAAAGGCTAAACTATGGAAAGACGAAGTAATTACCCAATAGAAATTAAAGCTAAAATAGACTTGAATACTGACCTACTACTAACGGAACTACAGCAATTATTAGGTAAAGACAGGTCTAAACTACTAAGATTGATAATAGCAGATTTCTTTAATAGAAATATTGATATTATAGATGAACATACTAACAGCAAATCAGATAAAGCACCACTGATAGAAGCCATACTAAAGGACTTCTTCAATTATAACAGGGAAACCATTAACCAGTACATTAAATTCAAGAATGGAAAGACCACCTAAATCAGTCCTTCTACAGTATATATATGATTACGGACTAGACAAAGCAACATCATTATTTCACATTGATATAGAAACAGCAGATAAGATAATTAACTGGAAGCCACAATATGACCAGTACAGCTACAATACAGTAATAGATAAGCCACTTCATAGAAATGCTTCTAAGATAGCAGCTATAATAGCCAAACATTATCCCGAATTAGTAAAGCAATACACTACATACTATAAAGATACTATCTATATGTCCCAGACTGTAGAAGATTTCCTACAGAAAGCAGTAATAAGATGTATGGAAGTAGGACTGGAAGAAGTAACAGAAGAATCTGTATTAGAACTACTAAAGCTACAATTCAATACTATAAGATGCTATACTAAGAAGTCCAGCTATACAATGAATAGTAAATTAGCACCATTGGAAGTACAGAATGAAGAAGGTGAATATATAATACCAGTAGAACTATATGCCATACCTAAAGAAACCGAATAAGCAGCCTTCCAGAACATTTAACAGGGAAGAAAGACAGAAGATATACCAATCTACCAAATGGAAGGAATTAAGACTAGCTAAGCTAATGCAGCAGCCATTATGTGAACTCTGTTTGACCAAAGGCATTATTAAGCCAGCAGAAGATATTCACCACATAGATTCCTTTATGAATTATACTGGCACTAAAAGACTAGCCAAAGCATTTGACTTTAATAACCTTATGTCTATTTGTAAAGAGTGCCACGCAAAAGAACATCACTATGAACATTAAATTAAGCATACCAGTATTACAAGCATTAACCAATAATGAAGCATTTACTTACTTCTGTACCCTAGTAGCCATTAGTAAGAATCCAGATAGTACTATTAAAGATATAGTAAGAATAACAGGTGTTAGTGAAACTACCATCTTTAACCATCTAAAGAAGTTTGAAGAAGTAGCCAACCTAACAATAGATAGAACTGGATGCAGTAATAAGTATAGCTATACAGAACCTACCAAGTTCTTTGTAACCATAGATAGTAGCCTATTAGATGCAGATGTAGATAGATTAGTAATCGGCTTCTTAATCCGATTCAAATGCTGGTCACGAATAGCATCCAATATAGTAGATTTATCTCTGAATAGAATAGTTCACGAAATAGGGGTACAACATAATACAGTATATTCAGCTTTAGAAGCTGGTCTAGTAGAAAGAAGTGATAAGAAACTTTACTTTAAATTCATTCATCCATCACTTTGCATACTGTAATACAAAAATATAGCTGTTATAGCATCCTCAATACAAATTTTAAAATTTATTGCAATTAATTTGGATATGTCAAAATCTTTCACTATCTTTGTATTACAATAAATGAAGGAAACTATCATACTGAAACATAGATTCTAATTCGATTTTCTAGGTGGACTGGCTAGCTGATTAGCCAGTTCTTCCACTTAATTCACATCTAAGAATCACAAAGTTATTACCATAAGTACCTTTTGAGCATATTTTAGGTACTGATTGTTAATTATTCATCATAATTTTGAGTTTGAGTTAGTTAAGCGTAGAATAGTAAGCGTAGTGATACGCTTATTATTTTATTCTTAGATGACCAATATTTGAGCACGAAACCTTAAACTTCTATAGAAAGAAACTCAATAAATGGTCACACCCATAATTCAAACTCCAGATGCTTCTAAACTCCAGATTTTAAACTGACTAACTAAACAATTTACAATTATGACAAACATTATTATTACTAAAGAGTACAAGTATTTAGGTGAATATCCATTATTCAAAGAGAATGGTTTACCAGTAGGATATTTAATAGATAAAGGTAAAGTAGGCTGTGGCGGAACATCTATAGCTTTAGAAGATGGTAAAGATACTATTATATGTGTTCCCTTTGTATCACTAATTAAGAATAAGATGCAGAAATATAATACAGATGGTAAGGTTAATGTACTAGGTGTTTATGAAGGTGTTACTACATACGAAATTAGAGAATACCTAAATACTAAGAAAGGTGCTAAAAAGATTATGTGTACTTATGATAGTTTAGCTAAAGTGGCTGGTATTACTGGTTATAACTACTTCTTACTAATAGATGAACTACATCTGTTATTTATCCAGTATGTCTTTAGAAACAAGGCTGTAAGAACTGTATTAGACGAATACAAGAAATTCAAAGAATGGTCATTCTTAACAGCTACCCCTATTGAATATGATTTAATGCTGGAAGAACTAAAGGATATTCCGACCTTTAAGATAGACTGGGAAGATAAGACCGAAGTAAAGGTAAATGCAGTACAATGTAAGTATGTAGGTGCTACAGTGAAGAAAGTTATCAATGATTTCTTAGAAGGTAAGATATTTGGTAATGCTCACTTCTTTGTAAACTCGGTGGAATTTATTGCTACTATAATTAAGAACTGTAACCTTACTAATGAGAATACCAGAATCATCTTTAGTAAGAATAATGAAAGTTATAAGCATACTTGCCAAGGTGTTACTAATGGTGAAACTACTGACCCTGTAAAGAAGATAAACTTTTATACTTCCACTTGCTTTGAAGGCTGTGATTTATTTGATACAGAAGGTAAAATTTATATCATCTCTGAAAGCACTAAGGCACAAACCTTAATGGATATTAGTACACAGGTAAGACAGATAGCAGGTAGAATTAGAAATACCCAGTATGCAGACACTATCACACATCTTTATAAAGCTACCAGATACAATACAAACCTTACTTATGAAGAATATAAGCAGGTAGTTCTGGAAGAAGAACAGAAAGCCAAATCATATATTACTAAGGTTAATAGTGATAAGGAAATTAAGGAAGGAACTAAAGAAAGTATCTATCATTACATTTGGAAGGATGAAGATACTGGTGAATTTGTATTTGACCCTAATAGGATGAAACTGGATATTTACAACTTCAAGGTACTTAACCATACATATAGTTTACAAATCAATTTAAGTACTGAATATAATAAGGCTGGTATGGCTGTAGGATGCAGTACAGATAAGACTTCTGATAAGCTATTAAAGAATGATTCAGCCAGAACTACCTTTAAGGATGCTATAGAAGAATATGATTCTATAATACAAAGAAAGGAAAGTATGGTATTTAGTCTTACAGATGGTGACAGATTAGCCTTATTAAAGAAGAAGTATAGCTATATCAAAGATGCTTATGAACTACTAGGTATAGAACAGATTAGGGAACTTAACTATAAAACATCTAACATTCAAAGACTTCTTATTAGTATCTCCGAAAAGATGGATAATAAAGCTAAAGTAGCTAAGTTACTGCTTACTATTCCTGCATTTAGAATCGGTGAATTTATTCCTTCTGCTGATATTAAAGATTGCTTAAATAGCATCTATGGCACATTAGGAATTAAAGGAAAGGCTAGTATTAAAGACTTTGAAGAATATGCTACTATTAAGGAAGCTAGAAGGAAGATAAATGGCAAGTATTTAAGAGGTTATATTATTCAGTACATTAAAATTAGGTAAGATTAGAGCCAATAATCAGACCTAAGATAGTGTTTAAATGAATTATTAAAATTATTGTAATTTGATTTTGATATGTAAAATAATATTATTATATTTGTAATACGATAAAGAGTTATATGGGAATGGCTTTATCGGTCTTGTTAGTAAGTAAATAGTTTCTATTTTACTACTAATCAAAGTAATAAGACTACAGATGCTTCTAATACAAAGATTCTTCTTATAGATTATCACACCACAAAGATTATATCTATTTATTTACACACCAAATTCTGTATTTAGATTTACTATCTTATAGATTATCCTAACATAAAGATTAGTGTTGAGATTCGTTATTCATTTAGTAAGGTAGTCTGTGAAGATAGCCTTACTTTACTTTGATTATTAACTACTTAAATTATATATACTATGTTTACAACCTATGTATTACTAACATTCTTAGCAGTTCTAATGTATTTCCTTATTAGGACTGTAGTAAATGAGATTAAACAACATATCACAGAAGAAGCAGATAGAATAATTACATTTATTAATTATGATAGATATGTGGGTAGATGAAGAAGGAAAGCCGATTATAGCAGAATCAGATGAAGCATTAAATATACTAAGTGAATGAAACGTATGTCAGAACAAACTATTAACGCAATTATTAATTACTTAGTCCAGCAACCTTATAAAGATGTGGCTGGACTGTTACAGATGGTACAGCAGGATTTACAAACTAAAGAAGAACCTGCTAAGGAAGAATAACCCATTAGCCTGTAAATGGTATATGGTTAATGTGAATGGTTAATGATTTATGTATAATGGAATACAGGCTAGTACAAACTACTAGCTTAAATGGATAAATTCGATGAATTAGAACTAAATGGAAGGAAACTATTAGAATCATTTTTAACACAAGTGGGTGCTACTAATCTGCATCCTACAGAAGATAAGTTTGCACCAGTGGACTACTATTTTACTTATAAGGATAAGAAGGTAGTAGCCGAAATAAAGGTAAGAAATATTAAGTATGAAGGCTATGATACTCATTTAATGGAAGTATCTAAATATAAGTCCTTAGTGAAGGATAAGAAAGATAGCCAGTCAGATACAGCATACTACATCAACTTCTTTACAGATGGAACTAAAGTTAATGCCTATTGGTACACTACCAATACTATCAAGAACTTTGGTACTATAGATTATAAATACTGTCCGACTACTACAGCAGCCGATAACGGTAACTACTATAAGAAGGTTATTATGATCCCTTCAAATAAGGCTCAAAGATTTGCTTTGGTAAATGGTAGGTGGTCTAAGATTTCTGCCTAAATTTTAATTATAAACCCCAGCTTGCCTTAATTGGTGGGCTAGGGTTTATTGTTAAAGGATTAGGCTTAATTTTGTGTTGGAGTTTCAGTCTAGCTCTTCATTACTTATCTCCTGCTGCCAAAGATGGTGTAATATATCCTCACTCGTGATCTGATTAATGCTATCTGATAAACCTAGCTCAATAACCTTTTGTTCGTATAACTGATATAATGTAGCATCTGCATAATGTTTACCTATATACCATAATATTTCTGAGATCTTATTAATACGTCCATATAGTATAGTTTTGTCAATGCCATTTAAGAATGATTGAGCTTTACTTATAGTAGATAGGTCTTTAATAACTCTGATTGCTTTAGATATATCTGGCAACTCATAAATATTGACATCCCTACTATGTAGTTGGTCAAGTCTCAATAAAGTAGTTTCCGCAAATAAATAATCTAATATATTAGTCTTGGGTTTCGGGGGCTTATTCTCATCTTTAGCTATAATTGGAGTGTCTACTTGATCCATTTTAAATAGTTTACCATCTAATTTATTGAATGCGGAATGTACCTTGTTGGCTTTGTCCTGTTCATTAAGATGTTCATATACCGCATCTATCATAGTTGTATCTTCGTGTCCAGTTGCTATAATCACAGCGTCTTTAGGTATTCCCATACGGCACATAATTGTGACAAATGTATGCCTTGCGGTGTGTGAATGTATCATCTGGTGTAATGGTTTGGTAATATTCAATATATCAGTACCTTTCTGCTCTTGGTATTCTATAGGTTCATTAAGTCCTACAGCCTCGGCAATACGTTTAATATCTTTATTCATTCTAAAGTCTTTAATAGTATTTATATCTACTATCATCTTTTTATTATTGTACTTGTTTAATATCTCTCTAGCCAATGGAAGTAATGGTATGATAGCCATTTCATTAGTTTTTTGTTGTGTTATAGTTATGGTGTTCGTCTTGCTATCATACTTGTAGTCTCCATTAAAGAATTTAGGCATATCTGATATACGTTGCCCAACTAAACATTGAAGTATAAATATGTCTCTAATCTCTTCTAACTCTGTAGCTTTTCTTCCTTTTGGGGTGTAGCTGTATAGTGACATTACTTGTTCCTCCGTTAGTGCCACTTGTTTATTCTTACGCTTAGTTTTATTAGTGTTATCCTTAATTAATTCTAATAAGTGTAAGTTGTTACCCTCAAAGCTAAATTGAATTTTGCTAGATTTGTTAGCAATTCTGCATACTGCAAGTATCCTCTTGATATAAGCATTGATCGTAGTAGCGTTAGTCTTCTTATTTATATAATATTGTTTGAACTGCTCTAGTGTTTCAAGGTTTATGTTATTCCAAGTGTTATCAATTTTGGATGCTTTTAGGAATGTTTCTAGGTATCCTATAGCACCAATATTCCCCTTCTTGGTAGATTCTTTTGTGCTTTGCCTATCTATAAGTTGCTTCATTTCTAATGTTGCGCTGATCTGCTGTTTCATTTTACTAATTCTATTTATATGCTTATAGTCTTTATAGATATACTCCCGCAGGATGTTTAAGCTGTTCGTGATCTTGTCGGGATTATCACAAAGATACTCTTTATAAGACGATACACTGTCTCTAAGTGCTTTAATTTTTTTATTAGCGATTTCATTATTCTGATTATCTAGTTCTGTTAGACGAACACTTATATAGGCTTCTTGTTTCTTTGTGTTCCAGTGCTCTGGATACACTTTAACCCCTGTAGCTAGTTTAACTTGCTTCCCTTGTATCCGACATACTAAATAGATATTGGTCGGCTTAGTTGACTTTGGTTGCCTCAATACAAAAGATGTCTGTATCTCGTTAATGAATATCTGTTGTTCCATCATATCGGTTCTTTAATTTGGTTCTTCAAATTCGTTCTTCAATTTGGTTCTTTTAGATATCATCTGTGAATGAGATCTCTACAACTGTCTCTTCTATAGTCTTGAAACTCACATAGGTGAAATTTCACTATCTGATTTAGAGAAATTAAACGGAAACTTGTGAGAATGATTGAATTTGTGTTTCTTTGTATGGTTATTAAGAATTTGAATTATGTCATTGAATAAGGTTATATTGATCGGCAACGTAGGCAAAGATCCTGACGTTCGCTATTTTGACAGTGGTGCCGCTGTCGCTAATTTCCCGCTGGCAACCTCGGAACGTGGGTATACGTTGGCAAATGGAACGGTGGTTCCGGAGCGTACGGAGTGGCATAATATTGTAGTTCGTCGGGATTTGGTTCCTTTCGTGGAAAAATGGGTACGTAAAGGTTCCGGTGTATATGTGGAAGGTAAGATTCGTACTCGTAATTATGATGACCAAAGCGGCGTGAAACGATATGTTACGGAGATCCATGCGGATCGTATCGAGTTTTACAGCACGGGTTCCCGTCCGGTCGATGGTGGAAATACGACTGCACAAGGCGGTAGTATGCAGCCCAATGTGGGACAAGGACAACCGGCTCAACCGACCACGGCGCCAAATACCGCTTATCAACAGCC